TACATAATGTACTTCTCGTCCGTTAGATCGCTCATCACGTACGATCCTTTTTTTTTTTCAAGCAGAAGACGGCATACGAGATTACAAGGTGACTGGAGTTCAGACGTGTGCTCTTCCGATCTACCTTCCATTCTAAAATAGTAAGGTTTGTTAGCTCCATCACAAATTACTAGTAGTCCATAATCATATGTAGGTCCTTCAAACAATGAAAAGCTAATCTTGCCTTGTCCTGTTCTAGTAAGTGTACTACGACCTGTAAAGGCTGTGTAGTTATCTCCACTAGCATCTACAGAACTTCTACTTATGTTTAACCAACTTGTACCATCTTGACTAAAAAATATTCCTGTTGATGCACAAGCTACAACACCATCTCCATAAGGTATTACCCCATGAATAGTATCAGCACTACCACTTACTAGTGCAGCACTACCAGCTCCTAATCTACTGTAACCATTAATACGTCTATAGCCACCTTCGATAGAGACTTCAAAGTTTCTAAGGTCTGTAGCTACACCGGGAGTTTTAAGTAAGTCAATCTGATTAGAAGCTTTGACTAAACCACCGGCACATGCAACTGTATAAGGTTGTGATGTTGCCATAAATTAAAAGTACTTTCTATCGTCTGTCATAGTACGAGGAGTAGGATTAATCAAATTAGATTTCATGCTCCTCAATGCTTTCTTGTAATCATCCATAGCAAACGCTGCTTGTTGTGGAGATTCTTTGAACTGCCATACATAGTATCTTGTTTTAGCAGTTATAACATTCGTGTATTGTTCTGGGAATACAACGGTATCTCCATGAGCTGAAAGCTTTGTAGGCTTTTCAAACGCATAGAAGTGTACGTTATAAACTTTATCAGGGATTGGACTTAAGCCAAACTTCCTGCCATCTGGTGATTTAATAACTCTGCAAGGCTCACCATAAGCCTGTGAATCTGCATCGTCTATGTTTTCGTTGTCTCTGTAATATCTTTTCCAATCAGCTAAGTTTAAAAACTGTAGTCCTCTTGAGACAAAAGGAGCTGATTCACCACTCACGTTAATGGTGGTTAAATAAAAATCATCCCAGTCTATCGAAGCGTAATCGTCTTGAACGCTTGAGCTACTAGCTTTTAACTCGTACCATCTAGTACCAGCCACTGTAGCCACTGTTACGTTTCCATAGAATGGGTCAGTTGAACCACTTTCACCTACTGCAAAAAATGGTAACTGGGGTTCTTCATTTGCTATATCGAATATAGACTTGTTGATGGCATCCTTAGTAAACTGCTGAAGTCCTACAGCACTTGAAAAGTTTGCAGACGTAAGAGGTATCTCATTGAGTTCTCTTAGTACTTCGTTAGTTAAATCTAAATATGTTGTTGCCATTATTTACCTTTAGCTTTTAGTTTTGCTTTTTTACTTAAATCTTTAAAGTGAAATAGTTTTACACTTGTTTTTGTATGATTTGTATTAGTATGTAAATCTCCGTTAGGCATTTTATGAGTCTTGCCTTTCCATTCAGTTCCATCTCTTTTGTAATGAGGTACGCCTTTCATACTAATTAATCTTTGCTTTTTAAGCTTTCGTTGTAATCAGTTTTAGTCATGCATTGTTTTTCCATGTCTTGAATACTAGCATAACCACCTTTACCATACATCATGCGACCCATACTAGCTTGTTTTCTTTCAGGGTTTTTAGAACCATAAGCACGTTGTTTTCTTTTCATTCCATACATTTTCATAATAATTCCTTTTAAAAGTGGAGGAGTCCGGAAACTCCCCCGTTAGACTGTTTCGTCAATACCTTAAAACTGTATATTAACCCGCTTGAGTTGTTGTAATACCGTCTTGGACTTTACATTGTCCATCAAGATACCAGTTAGTGCCATCAGACCAAACATGAGCAAAATCCCCATGTACTGCTTTGTTGGCTACAAATGAGATAGTATCTGCATCTGTAACTGTTGCGACTGAACCTGCTGCATCTTCCGGAGAAGATATGTTACCTACAATAATATTAGCACTAGATGCTGTAACTACTGTATGTGTGCCGGTAGGCTCTGTTGCTCCAACATAGAACCAATACTCTAAACCTGCTGCGGGAGTAGGAAGAGTTTGAATTTTAGCTGCTGCTACATTTAAAATGTAACGTGTGCCTGATTCTGCTGCTGTAATTGTATTTGCTGCGGTGATTGCTTCAGTCTCTGAAGGTTGTTGAACTCTAGTAGCTAACTCACGAACATCAGATGTTCTTGCTGAGTTTCTACCAGTGTCTCTTATATTTACTGCTGCCATGTTATTTACCTCTTAGTAAAATTGTGCGTTAAAAAAAGAGGAGGAGTCCGAAGACTCCCCCAAAGTTGGTATTAGTCAATACCGTAGAAAGCACCTACAATTGCTTCTTCTCTAAGTACTTTCGCACCATAGACATGAAGACCTCTCACGATATCACCGAAAGAACTAGGGTCTCTAAGGACCTCAGTTGAAGTGATAGCTTGAGCTGTAGCTGTAGATGAAATATGTCCAGCCAAACATTTACCAGCAGCATTAGTTGGTGCAGCAATGTTGTTTGATTTATACATACTAAATCCACGTAGTTTTCCACTTGATACTAGTCCGTTTCTAATCGAACCTTGTCCACCATTGTAGTCTACTGACAACAATTTAGAACTAGATTGTCCTAGAACTTCATAGAAATCAGGACTTGCAACAAACCAACGACCTTCTTCAGGTACGTTCTGTTCGTCTAATAGTCTTGACATTCTACCCATAAGGTCTAGAGGGTCATGTTCGTTAGAATCAAAACCTATGTCTAGATTACCTGTACCGTCAAAAGTTCCAGCAGCTAAATCAGTAGCGTTGTCAGAACCTAAAACGTGGTTAGGTGATGAAGCAGACAATCCAGCAAACATAACAGCTAAGACAGCAGCATCATATGAATCTTTCAATGCATATGCAGCAGAGCTTGAAGCTACTTCTTTGAAGTTGACGTGTGACATTTTGCTCTCAATATCATCTACGATGAATTTAAAAGCTTTAGCACTGTCAACAACCAAAGATGTTTCTTGGTCTGTTAGTTTAGTGGCAGTAGTATCGCTACCTCTTGTGTAATCTGACACAGAGATAACGGGTTCTTTGATAATCTTTACAGAGTCTCCGTAAGCAGTGATCTCACCGGCATAGTCGGTGTTAGTAATAGCTTCGATAACAGACGATTTTCTAAAAAAGTTTAAAACCTTTTTAGAGTAAACCGAAGGTAAAAAGAAACTATTAGTTTGTCCACTTACAGAGTTTGCAAAGTTAGCATTAGTATCAGTTGAAGGTTCAAAATATTGAGCCATTTGATATTCTCCTAAGTTTTTAGTTAATAGTTAATTATTTTGCAATCCTGCCTTCTTGCATAGCTTGGCTTATCTCAGCTTCGTGCTTGTCAAATTCAGCTATAGACATTTTTGCAATTTCCCTTTCAGTCCAAATTTTCTCTTGCTGTGGTTCTACACTAGTTGTTTTAGTGGAAACCATATCAGCAGCAGATTTATTGGACTGTTTAGAACGTGACTTCTTCGGTGCAACATCCATACCAATATCTTTCTTAAACAAATCTAAAGCTCTTGAAGCTAGATCAGCATCGTCAGCATTGTTGTATACCCAATCTTGGATAGACTTTGGCTGCTCTTTAGCCCAACCATGAAAATCATCGCTGTTGCGAATATCTTCAAAATCAGGATGCTTATCCATCAATCGCTTTTCAGCATCTTTACGAAGTAGTTCTTGCTCACGAGCTTGTAGTCTTTCAAGCTTCTCTTTTAAGTCTTTAGATTTCTCTTCAGCCTGTAAATGAGAAACAGTTTCTACAACTTCGTAGACATCAGGATACTCTTCTCTAAACTTTTCTAAGTCTTCTGGAGATTTAGGAGCTACATAACTAGGTCTGTTTTCAGCAGCCTGTTCTAATAACTCTTGTTCTCTAGACTTAAATTCATTTAACTTAGAGTCATAATGCTTTTTCAAGTCGTCATAGCGTTTCTTGTAGTCTGGTCGCTTGTAAGGTTCGTCTTTTGGAGTCTCCTCTTGAGCTGCCTGTTCTACAGGTTCTTCTATATTAGCTTTTGTTTTTGCTCTGGGCTTTTCGAAAAAAACTCCATTTGCATCTTCAAAACCTACTTCATCTTCTGTATGCCATGATTTGTTCATGTTGTAAGGATTGGCATTTTCCTCTTGTACTTCTGTAGTCATATTCTTCTCCTACGGGGGCTTCGTTCACAAGGTAGCTCTATGTCGACTAGAGGGCTTGTATGTAAAGGTAGCCTTTCGGTTTATAAAATGATAGGGTGCTTATGACATAAGGTAGCCCTACCGTTAAGTTTGTTTAGCTTTGGACGTGTCTTCCAGTTCGGTTGTCAAGCATCATTTTAGATTTAATACTTTTAGATATCTCATCTTCATCTAATAATCCTTTACCACCATTATCTACAGTAGTTTTCACTACTCTAATGTCCTGTTTAGATGCAGGTTTTTCAACCTCCATTTCAACAGTTTCTTCTTCAGGTTCTCCACCTTCAGCTAAACCTTGTCTATCATCTGCTTTCATTTCTGCATCTTTCATCATCGCCATTAAGTTGTCGGCTCCGATTTCTTCTACAGCTTTAGCAGTAAAGACAAATTCTCCATCAGATAACCTTGCAGGTATACTGTCAGAGACTCCTGAACCCGGACCTTCAACAGGACCAGACCCAGCAAATTCTTGTGCAACGTCTATTACTTTGTCAAATATCATTGACAGTTGTTCGTTGCCTTGTAACTGTGACATTAGATA